AAAAGATTATCTGAGAGAAAACCCTTAGTGTTCCTATAAGGTACTTAAAAGATTACAGAAGTTTATCTCAAGGATACACGGGTAAGTCCCTATATATCAAGGTACCCTTCATACTTCAGGGACCCCCCTTGATATCCCTCAGAACTCCCCAAGAATCCCTAAGGATCCTTTAGTAATCACCTAGAACTACAGAAGGGTTGTGTGTTCTGTTGTAGTCCCGAGGGGTACCGGGGGATAGCCCAAAGAACTCCCAAAGAAGTACATATATACCCATACATACACAATGTATTACAGCAGTACTAACATAGTCCTAACATAGTCCTAACAGTAGTCCTAACAGTAGTCCTAACATAGTCCTAACATAGTCCTAATATAGTCCTAATATAGTCCTCAAGGAATAGCCGAAACACTGCATACTAAAGACATTGACTAATAGTGTACTCAGACATGTCTCACTTCGTGAGCCAGAGCTGTCTGACTTAGTTCATACTAAAGACATTGACTAATAATATACTCAGACATGTCTCACTTCGTGAGCCAGAGCTGTCTGACTTAGTATTGACTTGGAGCCTTTGGCTCCTTTAAGGTACTACTTTCAGTACCACCAACTCATCCAAGAGGATTAGCCCATGAGTCTTGCAATTCCAGTCCAAATCTCCACAGGACTTAAAAACCGTGGTTCCATCTACATTCAAATCAAGAACGGTAACGTGTACCGTTTGATCAAGAATGTAGCTCCATTCAAAGCACAGGTCATGATGAACACCATCATGTCTAAGAAGTCAGTGGCTCTCAAGCACTGGGTTCGTGTACGTTAACCCAAAGGACTCTTGCGAGTCCTTTTCTTTTTATACTCATCTCTGACCTTACGGCCAGAGCCTTTGGCTCCTATTGGGTTCTCAATTAACTAGTAAGGAGTAATAGTATGGAACTGTTTAAGATAGTAGTAGCTGGTGGTCGGGAGTTCTCTGACTATGAGCTACTAAAGGCCAAGATGGATAGCCTCATCAAGGCCAAGTCTCTCACTCATGAAGTCATCATCATCTCTGGTACTGCAAAAGGTGCTGATATGATGGGTGAGACTTATGCTGCTGATCGTCAGTTAAACATCATGAAGTTCCCAGCTCAATGGGAGTTACATGGTAAGTCAGCTGGTTACAAGCGTAATGTACAGATGTCTGCTGTTGCAGATGCTGTTGTTGTGTTCTGGGACGGTAAGTCCAAAGGCTCAAAGCATATGGTTGACATTTCCAAAGCTGCTGGATTACCACTCAGGGTAGTTCGGTACTAACCTAAGGAACTTCCGACTGTTCTGGTCAATACGGCCAGAGCCTTCGGCTCCTTTTGGGTATTAAATAAAACAATACCTATGTGAAGCTGTTGGATTCTCCAACCTCTCACACCAATTAAATTCCACCAAGTGGAAAGGATAATCATTATGTCAGATTTTAAAGTTGTACGTAACATCACCATCGTTAACACTCGCATGATCACACCTGTCACACGTGACTTTGGTGACCAGTATTCAATCCTTGCAAGTGGTACAAGCTTGCAGGAAGTTGGTATCAAAGCCAATAAGGATGGATCAGGTTGGATCAACTCCAACGCAAGCTACCCAAATGGTGATTCCATTCCTAACATCCCTATGGTAGACCGTTCTAAACGTGCTATCACTACGGAGTTGGGTGCTGGTTCACAGGTAGAGTTAGCTTTCAGAGTGGTTAAGACTGCCAAAGGCACGTACCACAACCTTGCCGCTGTTAAGGTTATGAAACTGGTAAAACCGTTTAACATCTTAGACGTCTTTGACGAAGCAGAAGAGATCACTGAAGAAGATGTTCTCGATTCATTCTAACATAGCACCACACGGAGGCTCCTAACGGAGTCTCCTGCCTTTTTTTTACACACTGTTCAATATCCCACTTAAGTTAAGAGGAATTAACCATGTCACATCAAGAAGAGTATCATAATAAAATAGCAGAACGACAATCAGATGAAGAAACTGTAGATACGCAGTTAGATAACCTAATAGAATACGTCTTTGGTGAGTTCAGAGAGGTAGAGTAATGTTTGTACTCTTAGTATTGCTGTTCGCAGCAGATAATCAAGACTTCTTAAAGCAAGTAGAAGTCAATAAAAATCAAGGAATGGAATGGACATATGTTGGGCCGAAAGAACCAACAAATAGTCCGTACATACCTATCGTAAAAGAAGATGGTACTGAAATCATCTTGTTTAAAATGAAGTGATAAACTAAATGATAACCAAAAGGAATAATCATGTTCATACTACATCTGATAATGCAGAACAACTGCAAACATACAGTGTTTGTGGAAGAGAACAAGCGATTGGAAGCAATTCCAACTGCTATTGCTCACCTAAAAGCGGAAGCTTCTGGACTAGCAGCAGAAATAATTATCTGCAACGAGCAAAACATGCCACTAAACTACCATACTATAAAAGGAACTTCCGATGGAATACATATGGATGAAAACCCGTGGCTATGGATGGGAATGGGTTTGTTGTTAGCAACATTGCTGTTCCCTTGGTTACTATTGTATTAAAGCTTTACGACACCCTGTAGCCATGTACATGGTTTACTTTGTAATTCCCCGAAAGTAGTACGGGTATAGACAGGGTGTCACCCTAGCCGCGTTAGGTTGCTCCTAACTAGTACGGTTTACAGCTCCGTATGATTGAAGTGGTGTCGCAGTCACAACAAAAGAGGTCGATGCAAGTATGCCGTCATCGTGTATGGCGTTAGTGAGAAGAGGTGGAGCGAAAGCTTAGAAACCGTTATCGCATACACACCCTTTTACCAACAAAACCAACAGGATGCACATTATGCGCAGAGTAGATATACTTAAACAACAACTTCAAAGCAGCCGTGGACGTTTCTTCACAGCAACCTACAAAACCAGTGTAGGTCCAATGCTTACTCTTAACTTCAAAGTCAATGAAGTAATGTCAATAAAAACTAACCAGATCAAATGTAAGGTGTACATACCTTCTATCATGCGATCTCAAGTTATGATCTTTGATATAGGTAAATCAGGTGACCTGCAATATCTAGCAGCAGATCGAAGCAAGATCAGCATGTCAGGTAAAGGTCTACTATAACAATCAGGTACTTAGGAGAATAATCTTTTAAGTACCTTTAGCACATCAAACCAATAGGTAAAAACAATGCAATTATCCAACTATGGTAACGCAGCGCAAGTAATAGGTGTACAACACACTCAACAATTCCAAATGCAAATGAACGCTAAAATGTTCAGCATCTTAACCGATAAACTGTATCAAAACAAAGAAGGTGCAGTAATCCGTGAGCTATCCGCTAACGCAAGAGATGCACATGTTGCCGCAGGTAAATCAGAGTTACCATTTCATATCACCTTACCTTCATGGATCTCAACAGAATTCAAGATACGTGACTTCGGTACTGGCATAGATCCTGATGAATTCTATGATATATACACAAACCTTGGACACTCTACCAAAGACCATGAAGATACCTCAATCGGTGCTTATGGCTTAGGTTCAAAGACTCCATTTGCTATCACTGACAGTTACACAATACGTAACTACTGGAATGGCATGGTGTATGTGTATACTGCATTTAAAGATTCAGGTATGCCCACAGTATCCCTCATAGGTTCAGAGACTTCTGATGAAGTTAATGGCCTTGAGATCAGTGTTGACATTGGTAGTGACGGTAATGTGTCTTCTTTCCGCAGACAATGTGGAGAACAATTAGGATACTTCGATGTAAAACCAATCATACATAACTATGATGACTTCGAGTGGCCTGAAATACCTGAACTACACATGGGGTATGATGTAAAAGCTGGACACTATTCTTCTGAGATTACGATTGTAATGGGCGGTATACCTTATACCTCACCTACAAGATCGCTTCCAGAAGAATTAAAAAGTTCTATTTACCGACTAGACGTAACCCTTGTAGCAAAGCTAGGTGAAGTGGATATACCACCATCAAGAGAGTCATTAGAACTAACAGCTAAGACTATTGCATTCATTTCTAGTAAAATTGTAGAAATATCAGAAGACTACGTAATAGACTTCGCATATAGGATAGAACATGCAGATAATGACCTTCAACTTAACGCCATACTACTTAGTAGGATAGACGAATGGCTAAAAACTAAAGACTTCAATGTATCAAATTACGAATACAAAAAGCTCAAATACTCAGGTGAAACTCTTACAGAAATAGTTAACAAAGAATTAACAATGTTCAATGCAAAGAAAAACATTAAACATTATAAAAGTCTTAGAAATAACTACAATGGTTGTTCAGTAGGAACAATTGTGCAAATGTTAAGAAACTACAGCAATTCAAGTAGTAACGGAGATGGAAATTCTCTATATTTGAACGACCTGTCACCAAGAGCTAACAAAGTAATAAATGAGAATAAATATTCATTAAGTAGTAACAGTGTCGTTATCTTCCCTAATGAAAGAAAATCAAAAATGTTCTCAAACGCTGCAAATGAAGCCTATGTAAAGCTAAAAGAGCTAGGTTTTGAACCAATAAAGTTATCAACGCTTATGTCAATGCCTGTTGTACTTAAAAATACAACAAAGAGTAAAAGCTACAACAAGCCTGATCAAATATTCTTAACAAACCATAGGCATGGCGATGTAATTAAAACTTCAATAGGAGAACTACCAGAAGAAGGTTATTTTGTAACAATGTCCAACTGGACAATGAGCCAAAAAGACTCATACATATCGTGTGTACACAGTGTACTTGACTTAGACGTATATGCGCTCAGAAGTCATGCACAACAAGCAGCATCTCGTTCAGGTAAATGGACTTCAATCCATAAGCTAGCAAATAAAGTAATCAAAGGCTTAACTGCAAAACTAAAAAGAGCAAAAGATGCTGAAGAAACGTTAAGGGTTCTGAGTACACACTTAAACTGTGGACCATTATTTGATGTGTACATAGAAAAAGTAGAACTAAACCCTAAGAGAAAACTAGCAAAGCTTATTAAAAGTTGTAGAGAAGCACAAGTAGAATTTGATAACTCTCGTCTAACAAGGCAAGAAGAATATCAAATCGTAGACTTAGCTATACCTGAATATAAGTCAGAAGCTAAACCACCAGCGTACATAGTAAGGTACGCAAATGAAACGTCTGATAAATGGTCTCATATTATCAATTCAACATTCTACTTCAACAGGTGGAATGATGAAGGTAAAGCAGCATTACGTCAGGCACTTAATCTAATTGAAGGTAATTTCAAATGAATATAATCACAGATCACTCAGTAACACTCTTTGACAATCTAAAACCTGTCACAGTAACAGAATCCCATGCTCTGTTTGAGAAAATCAAAGATCTAGTGTCACAGGGTAACTATGATGAAGCCCTGAACATGATTGACAACAGGCGTACAGCTAAGAAAGCAATAGCTAATACTGACTTTGAGTTAGTAGGTGACTGCTTGTACCTAGACGACTACCGAATCCCTGACAACATGGCTTCGCGTATCTTCGATCTAATGGGTAGCTATAACTCTGTAAAGCCATTAGAACGGTTCTTCCGTAATCTGTTAAGCAACCCATCATATCGTGCAGTTCAAGAGTTATACGGCTTTCTAGAGCTGTCTAAACTACCAATCACAGATGATGGTCATTTCGTTGCGTACAAAGCAGTAAACCAAGACTACAAAGACTGCTTTACAAACAGTATGGATAACAGCATAGGTGCACAACCTACCATGCCACGTAATCTAGTAGACGAAGATAAAAATCGTACATGCTCTGCAGGTCTGCACTTTGCAGGATATGAGTATGCACGTGGGTTTGTAGATCGTGACGGTCACCTTATGGCTGTACGTATCAACCCTAAAGATGTGGTCGCTATCCCTTCAGATTACCACAACATGAAAGGTCGTGCATCAAGCTACCTTGTTGTAAATGAGATAGAAGGTATGAACGACACACTAACAGACACGCCTCTGTATAAAGGCGACTTCGAAGCACAATCATCACTATCACTATAATCCAAAGGATATACAAATGTCAGACACAAACTTAGGCACAAGCATTTTACGCAATGTGACACTTAACTACTTAAAAGTAGACCCATCAAAGCCAGTAAGTCCTTTTGGCACACTTCAATGGGAAGTTCAAATCGAAGTACCAGAAAACCGAGCTGATGAGATTTCAGAAATGGGTAAGCTACGAACCTTGGACAACGGGAACGTAGCGGTTAACATCAAGCGTAAAGCTTTAAAACATGACGGTTCTGCTAACTTCCCAGTAGCACTTGTAGATGCTAAGAAGAATACAATCGAAGTGTTCAACAACATCGGCAATGGTTCCACAGGTAACGTTAAAGTATATCGAAATGAATACGATGTAGCTGGTCGTCAGGGTATCTCAACAAGTCTTAGTGCAATCCAAATCACTAACCTAATTGAGTACACAGGATCAGTAGATTTCGACATTGAAAGTGATGATGCTGTAGCAACACATGATGATTTTTAAATAAATATAAAGGGGCCTGAAAAGGTCCCTTTGTTTTTAAATCAAGTGACAAAGGAATGTACCAGAAGTACCTAAAAGGACCATTGAGACAGGCTCATATGGTATTTGTAATACCTACAATAATGATTATATCTTTCATTCTTAATATAATCGACAGGAAGTAAGATGATTAAACTCTCCAAAACAAGTAAGATGCCACGTAAATGTAAATCATGGTCATTGGAAGCCTTGAAGACATGCCCCGGAAGTATTAAAGCAATCATAAAAGGAATTATAGAACTTGTAGATGCATGTAAAGGTTGTTACGCAACCACAGGTATGTACAATATGCCCAATGTTAAAGCCCCAAGAATACATAATAAAGAAGATTGGAAACGTAAGGATTGGGTTGATAATATGGTAGAAGCAATATTCAATGATGAACTATTTCGATGGTTTGACAGCGGTGATTGCTATGACCTCAGATTAGCTAAGAAGATTAAAAAAGTTATCTCAAGAACACCAAGAACTAAACATTGGTTTCCAACAAGACAACACAAATTCCCTAAATTCGCCAAAGTATTAGCTGAAATAGCTGAACTGCCAAATGCAGTTGTACGTCTATCCTCAGATTCTATCAATGGTGGAATTATAAAAGGTGATACAACATCAACCATCTGGAGTACAAAGCCACCTAAAGAAGCTTTCGAATGTGGTGCTTATACAAGAGAAGGTAAATGTGGAGATTGTAGAGCCTGTTGGGATAAATCAGTAAAAGTAGTGGCATACCCCGGTCATGGGGCTAAAATGCTTAAAGTAATCAGAATACAAGGGTAATAAATTATGTTAGAAGCAGTCATGTGTTTGGCCTTAAACCTATACTTTGAGGCAAGAGACCAACCAGTAGTGGGTCAACTAGCAGTCGGTTTTAGTACAATGAACAGGGTCAAAGATGAACGTTATCCAGACACTGTATGTGAAGTAGTCAAACAAGCTAAATACCATGCATGGGATATGGAAAACCCCATAAGACACAAATGTCAATATTCTTGGTTTTGTGATGGAATGTCTGACGTACCTACAAACGACAAAGCTATGCTAGAAGCGACCATTCTAGCTGCTAACATTTTCTATGGCAAAGTAACTGATATATCAACTGGAGCAACACACTACCATGCAACCTATGTAAACCCATACTGGGCAGACCATATGACAGTCCTTTTCAGGATAGATGATCATATCTTTTATAGATAAATTACAAAGCCTTGACATCTAGGTTAATCTCTAGATCTTTTAAGTACCTTAAAGAACTTAAATAACTAAGGAGTAACCTAAGATGAAAGAACACGTTAAGTACGTGGAAGGAATTGTAAAACCTGAAAACCTAACAAAGAAACCTAAAATAGCAATCACAGAATCTTCACTTGCAAACCTTAAACCTAAATGGGATAAGGAACATATGAAGATGATGTCAAAGAAAAGCATTGAAAAGCGTAGGTCCAACAAAGAAGCACGTGAAAAGATGAAAGAAACTGTAGAAATACTAAAGTATCTTTCAGATGGTGTAATCAGTAACATGCCCTCTGGCTTAACTGTAATGCAAATCATGATGCTCAGAGCTATTCAAGATGGTGACCCTGCAGAAGCCTCAAAACTTGCTGCAACTATTGCTGAATACCAACAACCTAAACTGCAACGTACCGAGAATATCAACACAAACATTAACTTAGAAGACTTAACTGATGAGGAATTAGCTCAACAACTAGCAATCATCAATGAGCCTATACTAAAACCACTAAAAGATATTGAAGGTGAAGTAGTAAATGACTAGCTATAACAACATAACTGGTGATGCACTTGTATCTAAAAGCAACACTAATAAGTTCAGAGATAACTATGACAAGATATTCTCTAAACCTGATAAGGAAAAGAAAGATGAAAGAAAACTTAAAAGAGTTCCTTAGTGGGTTTATATATATCGGACTTATATTATCACCAATAGTAATCTTATCAACAATAATATGGTGACATAAATGCGTGGAAGAGTAAACAAAGATATGCTGACTGCAATCCAAAAAAGCTTTGACAGTAAAATTGGAATTGAAGTTAAAATGATCCTAGTCCCTGAAGATTACCACAGAGCAATCCAAAGGGACAGTGAGTTCTTAGAGATCCTTGATGCTAATGGCATTGAAGATTGGGTTTCATACGATGAGTGTGTAGCTGAGCATGATAGAAACATAGCTGAATCAGAAACAGAAGGTGAAGAATATGCACACGGGAATCGTTTTCAGACCTAAGATAGGTGACCACCTACGTAAAGCAGAAAATGTAAGTGTAAATAGCTACACTACAGAAGAAATACAAGAACTAGTAGCACTACGAGCTGCAAATGTATCTTACACAGACTGTAGTCTTAAGCTTTCCAAGTCTATTGGTAGTATTGGTAATATGATTCACTACTATAAACTTCAACCTAAGATAGATGAAGCCAAAGGACTATTATGAGTATTGTAATTTCATTATATGACTACACAGGTGTCGCTGCAATCCCTTGGGCTAAAGCAGGGCATACTTGTTACTGCTTCGACATACAGCATGAAGGAGACAGTTGGGAGAAAGCACGTGTTGATAAGTATGAAAGTGGTGGAGCAATCTACTACTTACATGCAGACCTACATGACTATAAATCAATAAATGACTTATGGATTGACTTTAACGATAGAGATGAAGATATTGTATTCGCAATGGCCTTCCCTGTATGCACTGACTTAGCTGTAAGTGGTGCTGCATGGTTTAAAGCTAAATACTTCAAAGACCCTCAGTTCCAAAGAAAAGCAGTAGGGTACGCAACATGGTGTGCTGAGTTGTTTAACGATCTCAAAGTACCATATTACATAGAAAACCCAGTGTCAGTCCTGTCAACTAAGTGGCGTCAACCAGACTATCGTTTCCACCCATATGAATACGGTGGTTACATCAAAGAAGGTGAAGAAATACACCCACTGTATCCAAAGTACATTGCACCAAAAGATGCATACTCTAAAAGAACATGTTTATGGACAGGTGGTAAGTTCAAAATGCCAGCAAAAGATCCAGTACCTTGTGAAAGTTACGGTTCAAGTGCACAACACAGAAAGCTTGGAGGTAAATCAATGAAGACAAAGAACATAAGGTCAGCGACTCCAAGAGGATTCGCAGAAGCCGTGTATCAAGCTAATAAAAAGCAATGTGTACAATATGAAATGTGAACAAATGAAGTTATTCACAGAAAACATAAAAGTATCATCTGAAAACCCTGCATGTAAAGATACAAAAACATGCTCCAAGTGTAAAAACAACCTACCTACTTCATACTTTGGACCATCAGGTGGAGGTACTTATCTTAGAGCAGAGTGTAAATCATGTAACAATGAGTTAGGTAAGGTACGTAGTCGTCTTAAATCTATACATGGCTCTCCTCCAATAGATTACAAATGCCCTGTGTGTTTATGTAATGAGGAAGAAGCAAAAGGAAGAGGTGGTAGAGCAGGTTCTTGGGTTCTCGACCATGACCATAGTACGGAAGAATTCAGAGGATGGTTATGTCATAGCTGCAACAGAGCATTAGGTGGGTTCAATGATAATATTCCTCGTATGAAAAGAGCCATTAAATATATAAAAGGAAACTTACAAAACTAAAACTACAGGAGTACAAAGTAAATGGATCTAGATATTATGAAAATAGAACCTTGGTTCGATGACTTCGGAGATACGGATAAACTAACTGATGATATTACCGTTAAAGAATGGAAATCTAGTGTAAAAGCAAATGCAACAAACTCACAAGTAGGTGGTGATCATTATAAAAATCAAGGAATACAACCACTTGAAGCTACCTTTGCTAACTTCGGTTATGAAGGTGTACGTGCATCGATATACACAAAAGTAGGTAAATACCTGACAAGAGATAAAGATTCACATCGTCAAGATATAACAAAAGCTATTCACGTATTACAAATGCAACTAGAGTTCCTAGACAGAGACAATAAATGATAATTACAATGGTAACTGAAATACTTTGGCTGGCAACAGCACTTGCAGTCTTCTCTTCAGTAATACTATTCATACTAAACCCACTGTATGCCTTTTGGATAGAAAACAAATACAATATGGATTTAGAAAGTGAAATATACCAAAAAGTATCAGAAGCTGTAGAGTCAGCAGCAGAAGACGGATCAATAATAAGCATTAACATCATAGTCGGAGAACCAGAAGTTGAAGAAGCCTCAAAAGAAAAAGATTAAAGTTCCCAGTAACTCATTAGGATTACAAGCTCTATCTCAGAATCAATCACATTACATAAACTCAATAGATAATTATGTAGTATCAGTTGGTACTGGGTTCGCAGGTTCAGGTAAAACATATATCGCATCTACATGTGCTGCTCAATTTATGATTGACAACAAAGATAGCCGTATCGTTCTATGCAGACCTAATGTATCTGATTCAAAATCTATAGGCTTCTTACCCGGAGAAGAACTCGACAAAATGGCACCTTGGATTACCCCATACACTGACATACTCCGTAAGCATCTAAATGGTACTTATGAAAAAGCTATGCAATCAGGGGCAATCCAAGTAGTTCCCTTTGAATACATGCAAGGTAGGACATTCGATAACTCGTTTGTAATACTAGACGAAGCACAACACACTACACCTAAAGAAATAGAAATGTTCTTAAAGCGTATAGGTAAAGATTCAAAAGTAGTTATATGTGGTGACATACCTCAAGCAAGATTAGGCCCTAAATCAGGTCTTAATCTTATTATTAAAATGCACACCGATAAGGCGTTACCAGAAGTATCTGATAATATTGGAATAACTGACTTCAATAACCCTGACGACATTGTAAGATCTGTATTCTGCCGTGAGATAACTAAAGCATTTGACAGGCACTATGCTATGGGAGGGTGACAATGTTAATAAACACAAAGGAATGGGTAGACTGTCTCGTAATAAGATATAACAAAGGTAAACCAATACTACTGCAAGATATCTTAGGTGAACAAGAAAGAAATAAACTAGCAAACCTTATAGACGGATTAACCATCATAAGGATAGACGAAGCACTGAGCAATGAAGATTAACGAGGCCGTAAATGATTATAAAGTTTTACACAAAAGGATGCCAACCATGCTATGCACTGACAACACTTCTGGATAATATGATGGTTGAATACGTGTCTTGCGACATAGAAGAAGAATGGGTAATAGCTGCTGATAATAAAGTAATGAGTGTACCTACACTGCTAAACACTGAAACTGGTAAAAGACTTATTGGTTTCAAGAATGAAGAAAAAGTAAAGGAATTTCTAAATGACAATAACAGTTGATTACGAACGTAATAGTTTGCTTTCAGAACAAGCATACACACTCCTTAAGGACTACTATTGTCGTGAAGGTGAAGACCCACAAGACGCATACGCTAGGGCAGCTATGGCATTTTGTAAGTCTGACTATGATCTAGCACAACGTATATATGACTATGCTAGTAAAAGTTGGTTTATGTTCAGCTCACCTATCTTATCTAATGCCCCTGCACTTGGAGAAAAAGTACATGGTCTTCCTATTAGTTGTTTCTTATCTTACGTCCCTGATACTCTTGAGGGCCTTATTGGACACAGCACGGAATTACGGTGGCTATCCGTCAAAGGTGGCGGTGTTGGCGGTCATTGGTCTGACATTAGGTCTGTCAGTGATGTGGCTCCCTCTCCTATCCCTTTCTTAAAGACTGTAGACAGTGATATGACTGCGTACAGGCAAGGTAAGACTCGTAAAGGTTCTTACGCTGCATACATGGACATCACACATCCAGATATTATTGAATTTATTAACATTAGAGTGCCAACAGGTGGAGATCCTAATCGTAAAGCGTTCAATATACACAACGCAGTAAACATCACTGACTCATTCATGGATGCAGTGACATCAGGTGGTCAATGGGATCTAATCGACCCAAATGATAAAACAATAAGAGATACATTACCTGCAAGAGATCTATGGGAACGTCTTATCGAGACAAGATTCCGTACTGGAGAGCCATACCTTAACTTCATTGATGAAGCTAACAGGCATCTACCACCAGAAATGCGTGAAAAGGGTTTAACTATCAAGGGTTCAAACCTTTGTAATGAAATTCATCTACCGACAAATGAAGAGCGTACGGCAGTTTGTTGCCTGTCAAGTGTAAACCTTGAATACTATGAGGATTGGAAAGAAACCACTATGGTAGCTGACCTAATCACCATGCTTGACAATGTAATAAGCTTCTTCTGTTTCCATGCACCCAAAGAGCTTCGTAAGGCTGTCTATAGTGCCACACAAGAGAGAAGTTTAGGACTAGGGGCAATGGGGTTCCATAGTGCATTACAACGTGCAGGGCTACCATGGGAGACTCCTATGGCTGCTGCATATAATACTGATATGTTTACGCATATCAAAGCACAAGCTAGAGCTGCTTCTGTATATCTAGCAGAAGAACGTGGTTCATGCCCTGATGTGGATGGAATACGTAATTCACACCTATTAGCAATAGCACCTAATGCAAACTCATCTATCATTGCTGGTTGTTCAGCATCAATAGAACCACTTAAATCTAATGCATTCACACATCGTACACGTGTAGGTGCACACCTTGTTGTAAACCCTTACCTTGATAAAGTAATCTTTGAGTATGCAGATGCATGGAAAGATAAATCTAAAGTTTGGATTGAAGAGCAATGGACTTCAATTATACTGAATGAAGGTAGTGTTCAACACTTAGATTGGATGGAAGATTGGGATAAACAAGTATTTAAAACAGCTTTTGAGCTTGATCAAAGGTGGGTAATAGATCATGCAGCAACACGACAACCCTTTATATGTCAGGGTCAGTCTGTTAATCTATTCTTTCCTTCAGGAACCGACAAAGCATACGTAAACGAGGTGCATATTCGTGCATTCAACAAGAAACTAAAGGGACTTTACTATCTTCGAACAAGTGCAGGTGCTAAGGCTGACACAGTAAGCTTCAAGCCTACCCGTGTAGCACTAAAAGACTACGCAACTGAAGAAGATGAGTGCCTATCATGCCAAGGATAATTAATAAATGAGCTTACTAACTGCATCACCAGCCTTTAAACCCTTCAACTACACTAGCTTTGTCACTCAAGCAATTGAACATGACAAGTTACATTGGGGTGAATGGGAGTGTGATCTTAATGAGGACGTAACACAGTGGAAATCTGGGAAGATTACTCCATCTGAGAAGAACTTTATCACCCAAATCCTACGATTATTTACACAATCTGATGTAATTGTAGGTGGTAGTTACGTAGATGTGTTCCTACCTCGCATTAAAAACAACGAAGCACGTATGATGATGCTATCTTTCGCACAACGAGAGACAATCCACATGAGATCTTATGCATTACTGAACGACACCTTAGGTTTTGCAGAGTCAGAGTACGCAGCATTCCTAGAATATGAAGCAATGGCAGAGAAACTTGAGTTCATGCAGACATTTGACCCAGATACTAAGCAAGGCTTAGCTAAAGCACTGGCACAAACTGTATGTAACGAAGGTATGTCTCTGTTTTCTGCCTTTGTGATGCTCTTAAACTTCCAAAGGTATGGTAAGCTTAAGGGAATGTGTGAGATTGTGGAGTGGTCTATTCGTGATGAGACAATGCATGTCGCAGGTATGACTGAGTTGTTCCGAACATACACACATGAAAACCCGGAGGTTGTAAATGATGAGTTTAAACTATCTATCTATGAAATGTACCGAACTGCGGTCCAACTTGAAGACAAAGTTATTGACCTTGCGTTTGAAATGGGAGCTATGGAGGGTCTTACAGCAGAAGAAGTCAAGCTCTATATTCGATATATCGCGGACAGACGACTAACAAACCTAGGACTTAAACCAAACTGGAATATAGAAGAGAACCCACTGCCTTGGCTTGATTGGGTTTTAAATGGTGACAGTTTTAAGAACTTCTTTGAAGGTCGAGTTACCGATTACTCAGCAGATGGAATGTCTGGCTCCTCTTGGGGCTGGTAGAATAAATAATTGACCTAAGCAAGGTCACTGTAAACTGCTTAACGGTCTGGGAGGACTGACTATGACAACTAAATTGATTTGGGATCTAGAAACTAACGGACTTATCCCTGAAGTAAACAAGATATGGTGTCTTGTAATGCAAGATATTACCACAAAAGACATCTTCTCTTACTCAGATTATGATGACAACCTACCATCCCTGGAAGAAGGGCTTCAGAAGCTCCTAGAAGCTGATCTAATAGCAGGTCACAACATAATTGGATATGACCTACCAGTTCTTAAAAGACTTCTAGGATGGGAACCTAGGCCCTCTCAGACTGTATGGGATACACTGCTAATGTCACAGCTATGTATGTTCCAACGCACACACAGACATGGTCTTGCAGGTTGGGGTGAGTTCTTCAAGTATCCAAAAGGAGACTACAATGATTGGACTAACTACAACCAAGAGATGCTGACATATTGTATACAAGACGTTACATTAAACACGTTAGTATACGAAAGGCTTTCTCGTGAAGCTTCAATACAAATCAAAGCAAGACCTGAGTTCAAGCAAGCTTTAGTACTAGAGCATGACTTCGCTATAGTTAACGCAGACATAACAGCTAAAGGTTGGTTGTTCAATATGCCTAAAGCTAAGGAACTTAAAGAGAATCTTACATGGAAACTACATGCCATTGAGGATGAGCTTGAGCCACAGCTAGGCAGTGTGTGTATGCTTAAGGGTAGTAAAGAAGTAGATAAGATTGTAAAGAAGAATGGTGACTACTATAAGTTAATAACTGATTGGTATGACTTAGCTGCAGACACTAAGGCTTCTAAAAGTTTCATCACAGGACCTTTCTCTCGTATAGAGTTTAGTGAGGTACGACTAGGTCAATTAGCAGAGGTAAAGAAGTACCTCTCTGACATTGGTTGGAAGCCTGATGATTGGACGTTCAAGAAAGTCAGAGGCAAGTGGATTAAGATGTCACCTAAACTAACAGACTCATCACTAGAACCCCTAGGTATCGTTGGTTCAATGATAAGTGACTACTATATGTTACGTCAAAGGTTATCTATGGTTGACAACTGGATAGAAATGGTTGCTAGGTGGGGTGATGGTAGGCTTCATGGTGATATGTTTACCATAGGTACACCATCATTCCGTTGCAGACACAGAGGTATCGTAAACATTCCCGGAGTACACTCACAATACGGTAAGGATCTTAGAGCTTTACTTACTTGTGAGCGTGGTCGTAGGCTTGTTGGGGCTGACTCTGCTGGTAATCAATTCAGAGGTCTTGCACATTACATGGGAGATAATGAGTTCACAGCTTCAGTTGTTGTGGGTAAAGAATCTGATGGAACTGATGCTCACTCTCGTAACGCTGCTATCCTTGGTATCTCAAGAACAAAAGCTAAGAGTTTTATCTATGCATATTTGTTTGGTGCAGGTATGTCTAAGCTTGGTGAGGTTGTCACTGGATTGAAATCCCCTAAGGCTGGTAAGGAAGCAGATGCTAAGTTCAAAGCAGCATTCCCTAAGCTTAAGGAACTCAAGGATTCTTTGTCAGCTGAATACAACCATAACAAAATGAAGACAGGTATAGGTTTTATCATAGGTGCTGATGGCAGACGAGTAATCGTAGGTTCAGAGCATCAACTCTTAAACTATTTACTTCAAACACTGGAAGGCATAACGTGTAAGTCTGCGTTAGTCTATCAGTACAAGAAGATTAAAGAGTTAGGTATCGAAAACACATACCCTATCTTGTTCTATCATGATGAAACTGCATGGGTTACCCCAACTAAACATGCTAAGACTGTACTAGAAATATCTGTAGCTGGATTCCGTGAGGGTCCTAAGTCTGTAGGTGTAACTTGTATGGATGGGGATGGGAAGATAGGTATTAATTATGCAGAAATACATTAATAAGAAGGGTAATAAATATGTTCAATAATAACGATGCAGTCTACACTATGTTTAGTAAGAGCTGTATGACAGAAGAGATGGAGTTCGATAAGTGTTTTATAGACGCTGACTCAATCATCTTTCGTATAGCAGTAACAACAGACTCAGTCACACAAGCAAAGAGTTACTTTGATAAAGCACTTGATGCCATCATGCGTGACACAGGTAGTATCAAAGGTTACGTAGCTGTCAAAGGCAAGGGTAACTTCCGATATGATATCTCTGAGGACTACAAAGGTAATAGGAGTAGCACACCTCTGGATCCTAAGGTCAAGGAAAGACGAGAGGCAGTGACAGAGTACGCATGGGAGACAGGTTGCTTTAAGTCTGACAACTGTGAGGCAGATGACATTGTATCTATATGGGCGCAAGAAGCTTATGAAGCTGGTGAACATTACATCATAGCTCACATAGATAAAGACATTGACATGGTTCCCGGATGGCATTACAACTTCAACAAGAAGACACAATACTTTATTGACGGTGACCAAGGTCATTACAAAATGTGTATTCAAATGCTAACAGGAGACAGTACAGATAACATTCATGGACTAAAAGGTATAGGCCCTAAGAAAGCTGAGAAGATTTTAAAAGATGTACCGACAAAAGATATGATTGAGACTGTTGCTAACACATGGCGTGACCATCATCCACGTGATTGGAAACCTAAGCTTGAGACCTGCTTTAACTTACTGTACATGCGCAGGAATTGGGATGGGTTTCGTAGGTTAACTATTGAAGAGGTATTTGTTAATGAGTAAACCCTTAGGACACTGGGACTACAAAGGAGATCCATTTGTTGTTGACGATTACTTTGGTTTCATATATCTTATAACTGTATCTGTACCCGATGGTAACCCCATAAGGTACATAGGTAAGAAGCAGTTCCATTCATATAAGAAAACCAAAAGAGACAAAGAGTCTAACTGGAAATCGTATACAAGCTCCTCCAAACATATCAATGAACTAAAAACTAATGGTTCTGAATTGTCTTACGAGATCATTCAATTGTTTGAAACAAGAGGTGGCTTGTCAGCAGCAGAGTGTAAAGTTCAATGGTACTTAGATGTTCTTACAGAGAAATGCCTGTTAGGTGTGCCTCTGTATTTAAACAGACAGATAGGTGCAATTAAGTTCATTCCAAAAGAAGCAATAACAAATGAAACAAAAACAAGACTTGACGAAATCTACAGAAGTGGAAGATTACTTATTGAAACCAAAGGAGAAGAAGCAACAGAGACTTGACGCTAAGTCTAAAGCAAGTACCAGACGTACTGATACTAAATCCTTAAAAGAAAGCAGGTGGAACTGATGGGTGCAACATTCACTAAGCACTACCCATGTGTACATTGTGGGTCTTCAGATGCAGTAGCACTATGGTCCAATGGAAGAGGTAAATGTTTTGCATGTAATAAGCCAGCATTCCTAGATCAATATGATGACACAGTCGTGTCAAAGTTTAACCCCAATACCGAACGAGAGTATGATATGAGTGGCGATTCACTTCAAGATATAAACAACTATGATAGTGCAGGTGTACGTGAACGTGGTCTTACTAAGACTGCATGTGATGAGTATGATATGAAAGTGTCTTACGATTCTAACGGAACAATTAATGCACACTACTACCCATACACAGTTAAAGGTAAGGTGGTTGCATACAAGAAAAGAACTTTACCTAAAGAGTTCCGAGTTGTAGGTGACCTTAAGAACGCTAAGCTTGAACTGTTTGGTCAGTCTAAGTTCCAACCCGGTGGTTTCAAGGTGATCATAACTGAGGGTGAGCTGGACGCTATTGCAGTACAGCAAGCTATGCTTAACAAGTACAAGAAAGTATACCCTGTAGTATCCCTACCATCCTCATCTAACATGAAGATACTTGTAGCTAACAGAGATTGGTTACGATCGTTCAAGGAAGTCATCTTAATGTTTGATCAAGATGAAGCTGGTGAAAAAGCAGTAGCAGAAGCAGCTAAGATAATTGGTTGGGATAAAACTAAAGTAGCATCCCTGTCTTCCAATGATCCCTGTGATGCTCTGATAGCTAACCCATCTGAGATCATAAGCTCTGTGTTCAGTGCAAGAAGCTACACACCTGCAGCTATTGTACGTGGTGAAGCTATCTGGGAGGCATACGTTGAACGTAAATCTGTTGAGTCTATCCCATACCCTAAGTGTCTTGAAGGTCTTAACGATAAGCTAGATGGTATGCGTAAGGGTGAGATAGTCTTATTCACATCTGGAACTGGTTCAGGTAAATCAACAATGATCAAAGAGATCATACTAGAATTGGAGGATAATACAGATGAAAGCATTGGGCTTGTATCTCTTGAAGAAAGTATTGGAGATTCTGCAGAGAAATTTATCAAGATGTTTACTCCTCCAGACCCGACTGTTGAGCAAGAGCGTAAAGCATTTGAAAGAGTATTTGGAAATGAACGTCTCATATTACTTGACCACAATGGAGCTGTTTCAGATTCTAGTCTCATTGACCAAATCGAAAACCTATGCTTGCTTGGGTGCCAGTATATCATTCTTGATCATATCACCATCGCTGTATCTGAAGGGGCTGATGGAAAGACAGGTAACGAAGCCATAGATTCAGTCATGTCTGACTTACTTAAGATAGTCAAGAAGCATAACGTATGGCTGGGGTTAATCAGTCACCTTAGGAAGTCACAAGGTAGGTCCTTCGAAGAGGGACACCTCTCATCTATTGATGACATCAAAGGTTCAGGCTCGATTAAACAGATCAGCTTTGATATAATTACATTCTCTCGTAACTTAGTGGCAGAAGATGAAGATGAAAGAAACACAATTAAACTCCGAGTACTTAAGTCACGATTCACAGGACGAACTGGAGACTGTGGTTCAGCATACTACGACACCAGAACCAACCGACTCAGAGGACAAGAGGACTTCCTCGAGTACACTGGATAACTCAGGTGGTATAGAAAAGATAACAGAGTATATCAAGGAAAGATGTGAGGGTAATACCTTCCGTGGGAGGCCCCCAGAAGGGGCCAGATTGATCTCTTCAATGATCCCATATGGATGTAGCTACGAGAAGCTATCTGTAAGGGCCGTAGCAGGTGCTGTGGCAGCTTATCAGAAGTCCCGAAGGTCATCAGCTAGCCCCTTTAAACTAACCGTCACATCGTCTGTGATAGGCTTACAGGTGCTGTCTGCTTTAGGTGTACTAAACACTAACCATCAAGAGATTTTAGCAGTAGGTGACCTATACCTAGAAGCTTTCTTTCAACTGGGTTATATCCATATTGAAAGAGAGTACAAAGGGTTTCGTGCACCGTACATTATACAGTTGCTAAGCACATGGGCTACCCTTGGAGACCTACCACCTGAGTATGTAAGGAGTACGCTTATAGGTACGTCCTTTACACCACCAAAAGACATCGTGTCATTGCGTAATGAGTTCACCAAGAGGCCATACATTAAACGTATGAGTTCAGAGGAAGACTTTAAGCAGCTTATAGGAGCACCTTTTATCACTGCCCTTAACAAGCTACAGCAAACACCTTGGAGACTCAACAGTACAGTTGCCAAAGCCTTAGAGACTAACCTAGGATTGTTCATAGATCTTGAAGATGAGTCTATAAAAGCTAAATCAAAAGCTATAGAGATGAAGTTTGTCATGGCTAAGGTACATGCCATAGGACTACGTGACTTCTATCAGATGGTAGAGTGTGACTATCGTGGACGTGTGTACTACACTGAGCCATTCCTAAACTTCCAAGGGTCTGATGTATCTAAAGGACTCTTTGAGTTTGCTTATGCAAAAGCTATGGACACTGAGGGATACAAGTGGTTGTGCATACATACAGCTTGTTCTTATAATCAATCATATGAACTGGAGGAACTACCCGAATGGGCGACAGCGGACTACAAAACTTATCTTCAAGACGAAGGATTATCCACAATCTCAGTAGACAAGATGACCCTAAAGGATCGAGAGTTGTGGACCCTAAACAACCTGACTTGGATAAACCGATTAGCGGATGGACAAAGCTTCAGGACAGAAGCAGAAAAGCCCGTTAGCTTTCTTGCATGTTGCTTAGATGTGGCAGGTTATAACAATGCTGTACTAAATAATAAAGTACACATGAGTCGTACACCTATCCCGGTTGACGGGAGTAATAATGGTTGGCAACATCTGGCAGCTATCTCTAAAGACAAAGAAGCTGGTGAGCTTGTGTCCCTAGTACCAAGCGAAATACAGAAAGACTTCTATGTTCAAGTGGCTAAACGTCTTATCGACAGGATGCCTGAGTGGTTTGCTGAACGTAACATACCAATGAAAGCTATCAGGAAAGGGATAGCTAAGCGTGGCTCCATGACAAGGGCTTACTCAGCTGGTCAGAAAAAGATAGCTGCTAACATGTACTACGACTGTAAGGTTGAAGGCTATGATAAGATGTACAATATCACTGAAGATGACTGTACCCCTCTGTCAAAGCAATTAATACTTGCAATCAATGACACATGCGTAGGACCCTTAAAGACCATGAAGTTTATACAGAAGATGACTGACCATATCTTATCAACAGGTGAGACATGTACACGTTGGACAACTCCCTCAGGATTCCCAGTGTTGTATGAAGTGTGGAGGCAGAAGAACATCACTGTACGCAGTACCATCCGTGGTCTTGGTCAGATAGGTCACAGCATTAAGATACCTTACATCACTTCCAATGGAGATCTGTTGCCATGTAGGAGATCGTTTGCATCTGGATGCTCACCTAACTTTGTCCACTCAATGGACGCAGCGCACATGGCTAAAGTTATTCAGAGTTTCTCTGGAGACTTTGGAGCTATACATGATTCCTTTTCTACTCATGCATGTGATGTGAATAAACTTGTTGACCACACCAAGTGGCAATTTGCTATGATGTACAACAGCACTAACTTCTTCACTGCTATAGAAGAGATGCTACTAGAAACCCGAGAGGGCTATGAACTTAAACAACCAGAGCTTGGTGACTTAGATATATCTGAGATCATATCTTCTGACTATTTCTTTTGTTAAGGATAATTATATGAGTAACATAACACAATTCCCCGAAAAGTATGCATCTGAAAACAGTATGCTTCAAGACTTAAACGATTTAATACAAGAGTACAACGGCAAGATGACTAACGTAGCTATGCTGGGTGTGCTTCAAGCATCTGCTAACTTTGTATTCTTATCTATAGCTCAAGACTCTATGGATTCTGATGAAGGGGATGAGTAATGTATATGATCTTTGAAGAGTTAGAAAACAATGTGATTGATTGGGGTAACCGCAAGGGTATCCTTGGAGATATCTTTGAACATAAAGATCTTGTAGATAGGAGAAGTAAACAGCTGCTCAAGTTCTCAGAAGAATCTCAAGAGATGGTTAAGGAGATACATGAAGGTGATGTAGATCGAGTACGAGATGAGATGGGAGATGTTCTGGTGACCCTAGCCATCCAAGCGAACCTATGGGGTTTGTCTCTGACAGAATGTTTAGAGGAAGCCTATAATAAAATTAACGTACGCACTGGTCGTATGGTAGATGGAGTATTTGTAAAAGATGAGTAATGAAAATAAGTCCTACAATATAGTTCCGGGTATTGACGACATGGAGTACGTTGAGATGTTTAATCTTGACCCAGCCCTTGCGTATACACCTGAGATCAATGAAGCTATCCTGAGTAAAGTCTGGGAACAGAACTACTCAGGTGCAGTTGCTGAGGGTCTCTCAGAAGAAGAAGCTATGGCTCATGCTGAAGCTCAACGAGTATCAGGACGAATGACTGTAGCTAATGCTACGAAAGATAAGTAATAAAATAACCCCCAAGTATACGTAATGTATACCTGAGGGTAACGCCTCCTTGGGATCCTTAACTGGATTCCTTGGGGGCTTTCTTTTTTATTATCTCTTGTTATGTTTAATCAGCTTCACGTAATGAATCTAAAGTATACTGATGCACATCCTTAACCTTAGCTCTGATCTTCTTACGACCTTCCTTTGCACGTAACCTTAGTTTCTCAAAGGACTTCGCAAGGTTCTTCACACCACTATCGTTAAGAACTGCAAGTGATAACTGATATAGCTCCTTGTTTGTGATAAAATTCCAAGGTTCCTCAATCATACCCTCAGCTTTACTGTCAAGGCTATTCACATAGTTAAGAGACCTATGCTCAAGTTCAGAAGAGTAGGTAGAACTATCACTGCCCATACCCTTCAGCTCACTGTAAACATACTTGGCATGGTTAGGGTCTGCAGGGAAGCCTGAAGGATTACCTTCTGCCAATGAACGTAGGTTCGCAAGGCCTCTGTGAGTAGCCTCACGGATACCTTTCTGCATCTCACCTATAAGGTCATAGTCTAATGTTGTGTCTAACCAAGCATCGTTTATAGCCTTATAAGCAGACCTAAATGAACCTGCATCTGTTATGATCTCATCATAGACAGGTATCAAGTAAGGGTCTCTTCCATTCTGGGAAGCACGAAGCTTAGCAAGGTACTTACCAGTGCCTAGTACAACAACAGATGAAGCATCGAAACCAATAGTAGTTTGAGCTAATACACCTTGACTTGCACCTAAACCTGCAACACCATTCCTATCGTACAATGCTGAGGTATCTATGTCATACGTTGATGTAATCGCAGACTTACTGGTACCACCTTCACTGATATAGATACCATCCTCACCTGCTGCAAACTTCTTCTTGTTAGTAACATCAAAGAACTGACCTTTCTCATTCCTCTTACGAGTACGAGTAATAGCAGCAGACGCTAACTTAGCCTCAGTCATAACAGTACCACTGATAGATGTTTGCTGACCTGTTGGTTGTGTGTAGATGATAGGTTCATTTACAAACCCAGCGACTTTCACATAACTCTTAAGCATATTAACATAGTTAACAACATCAGCACCTACAGTAGCCACAAGATTATTCATAAGGGAATCACTAAGAATCTTTATTGCCTTATCAGTTCCTATTTCACCAGCAAGAAGTCCTATCTCTGAGTTAGGGTTTGATATAACTGCCTTAACAGCATACTGTTTCATACTCTTTAAGTCTTGACCATAGACAAAAGTAAGAAGCGGAGGCTTGAGGAAGTTCTTCTTATCATCGGTGGCTAACTTAACCAACCTTGTGATCTTTATTGCATCCTCAGGGCTAGCTTTACCTATCTCATCGACAGGGTTTGTCAATAAGTTGTGCTTCAGTAAGTCACGGGGGTCACCTGAAATACCTTCAAACTCAGCCAATATCCTTGGGGAGTTCTCAGGTCTATACACACCTACTCGAGGCATCATATGTTCCTGACCTAACTGAGTCATAAGACCTGCAAGTCCGTTGGCAATACCATCTTGTGCAACCATACGCATCTGAGTTGTGTACGGCTTACCAGACCTGTAGGATTGCATGTAACGTGCAAGCTCTGTAGTAGCTTCCAAGACGTTGATGAACTCATCAGGATGAGCTTTGGCATTGGCATCTATAAAGTCCCTAGTGGCCTGTGAAAGGTCAGCTAAGATTGCTTTGAAGTCTTCAAGCTCTGCATTACGAAGTAAGTTATCAACACCCATGACACCCTGAGGTGTAGACTCAAGTTGCTTAAGGTCTCTTATAGCATTAGCATCTTCAAATGCTAGCAACCAATGTCCAACCTCGATACCTATAGCCTCAAGGGATTTAAGCTCAGGGTCATTACCAGACTGCATACGTTTGATTGTATCACGGTACACCGCATCAGGTTTCAAACCACCTACCTTAAGCAGGAAAGCAGCTATAGACACAACGATACCAAACTCTTCATCTGTATTAGACATAGGTCTTATACTGTAGAGATGTGGAGAACCAAGCACCTGACGTACCATCTTGTGGTTCTGAGGGCTTATGTGGTGCTGATGCATAGTGACACGTGTATTGCCTAACTGTCGTTGAAAGGTAAAGCCTATCTGGTCATTCTTGTAGTGAGCTAACGCATTAAGAACTTCCAGTTGGTTGGTGGCATGTTTCTTATACATACCATTCTGCCACTCAGGAGTTCTTGCAAGTTCTAAGAAATCAGATAGAGTTTTGACATCCATTATCAATAAGATATTATCACCATCGTTTGGAGAGTATCTACGTGCAGCTGAAAGCTTCTTCTTTGCCTCGTTTAGTTGGTACTCAATCTCGACAGGGATGTTACGTATCTTATCAATACGCTTATGTCCAACATCAAAGAAGTCTGATACAAAAGTAAGGTGGTTGTTAGCTACACCTGCAGTAAGGTCAACAGAAGATGCTTCCTCCAGTGCAGAGATACCGAAGCCAAACGCAGCCTTACCACGAATACCCCCAACAACACTCTTAACATTAGAGTAGAACTTGATTGCATCAGTGATAACATCAACCTGACCCATATCATACTGAGCACCAGTTGTCTTCTTGGTACGTGTACTTGAAGCATACTTAGGCTGACCATCCTTAGAAGTCTCCCCGATAATCGGAGGTACTCTAAACTTAGGTGGGGATACCTGACTACTACGTAACTGTAGTGCCTTACGACCTGTAGGTGTTAGGTTGTACAGTATAGGTTGAGCCTTACCGCCTATCATCTCTCCAACAGCATCAACATAGGATGGGTTGGCTTCCTTATAAGCATGTAGTGCATTGAAACCTATGAGTTGATTAGCTTCTCTTGAGAACCTTTTAAACAACTTAGGATCAACTAGGGTATCCATGCCACCTTCACGTACCTGACGGAAACCCTGCCATGCATCAGACACAGACCTACCGATATCAACAACAGTCCTTGCCTGACTCTCACTTGCAGCGTCCAGTATACCAATCTGCTTCATAACATCTTCAGGTAGTGTGTCAATGACCTCTTGTGGTATGAATGAACCACTGTTGTCAAGCATAGCTTCCACTACTACAAACGAATTGATAAGGTAGTCAGGGTCCATGCGGTACACCCTGTTGTCATTAGAAACAACAGATGCATCAAGTCCCTGAGGACCTACAAACAAAGACTCTTGTGTCAGTGCATACCTTCCATCTTGATCTAAGGTTGCCTGACCTTCTTCAGGTGCTTTAATAAAACCAACATCAAGATCGAACACACTTGCCACACCCTTCTGTATTAATCCAAGACCACTTTCGTACTCAGCCTTAGCTTCCACAGGGTCAGGGAACCTGTCTGTGTTATCAAAGGATCTGGAAGTACCTATCAGGTCAAAGTCATTCTTAAGTCCTACTAAAGACCTTGCAACAACAGGGCCATGAACAGGACCCCATATCTTCATAAGATCCTGAGGACCTAAGTAACCAGAGTCTAGTTCAGGTGACGAACCACCTAAGTCAAAGCGTTGTTGCAATGACTGTGGTGCTTCCATCTGCTCCTGCCTTTGCTCTAACTCCATAGGATTCAGGTTAGGTTGCATGTACTCAGCTGGTTCATTACCGAAATCCATACTGGTCTGATTAGGATCAGGTGCAACCCTTTGATCAATGTCTGCAGGGTCAGTGTCAACACCTCCCCATTGGACACCTGATGGTACTGGACCACCTCGCTCTGTTCCGGGTATGTGCATTTGCTTTTGTGGTGATGAGCTAAAAGGGGCAATCCCTTCGGGGCCTACTTGTTCAGGTGCATTATCAAACACACCCGCCCTCATAAGGGCATCAGCAGTATCACTGCTTAGACCTCGCTTAGGTCCACTTTGCTTTAGAGCTGTATACTTACCAGCCATAGGGTTTACCTCCAATTATTTCCATTGAGTAACTTCATATAGTCTATGTTTCATTGGGCCTAAAAACGGTAGACTTCCATAGAAACTCTTCATCATCTTAGCATCATCATCTTCAAAGTAGCCTTCAGCTATCCTGTAGAATCTCTCCACAGTTCCTGCTGCAGCTGCTTCACTTGCAACGTTATTCCACGTCCACTCTGTAAAGTCTCTGCTACTGCTACCATAAAGTGGTAATAGCATTGGACTACCTATGATACGCTCACCAGTACCTATAAGTCCTGAAGAGTAGATCATACGTAAAACCTTTTCCCTGTCTGTCAAATAGGGTGAGGGTTCTCCATACTTAAGCTCGTCTTTCATAGCCTGAGACAGGAATCCCATGAACAGCATTGTAGCTGCTGAAGCAAAGGTTGAGTAACGTAATCCCTTAGAGTACTTAAGACCATCCCACAAACGTGGTAACTGGTTAGCAGTAAACGCTGAGATATATCCATTGAACTGAGTAAGTAACATTAGATGTTGATTGCTATATGGTATAGGTCTGTTGAATGCATCTGGCATAGGCACTGCTTGGTTTATAAACCGACCAGCTCCTGTCAAGAAGTTACGTTCCCATGTAGACTGATCAGCTTGTGACAAACCATCCCAACCAGATCTAGACTTTAAGAAGTTATTGATACGGGTGAATGAAGCTTTCTCAGAAGCTGTAAGCGAACGCCCATCTTTAACCTTCTTATTCAACTCTTCCATCCGCATTGTATCTTCATTCGTAAGGCTTGAGATATCAGGAAGACCTAGCATCTGGTTAGAGATACGGGTCATTGCTTCAACATCAATACCTAAGTCCTTAAGCATCTTACGTGATTCCATAAGTTCAGGTGTTGGTTCCTTACCCCTGTAACTCATTATGAGATCCATCTTATCAATCAAGAAGTCATTAAAGAATGCAGCTCGTATGTTGCGGTGCATCTGTGTCTGATCTTGTAAGAAGTTAGACTTAAAGAATGCGTCTGCAATATGCTTAGTCAGCTGGTTAGTTTCAACCATACCTGTTGTGGTTGCTGCCCCTGTCTCTTGGAGACTAAGGCCTACCCTCTGGACAATAGTCTCAGGGGATCCTGCAAACATCCTACGAGGATCTTTGACTGAACGTGCAACAGGTTCCTCTTTTGACTTAGCCTTATCCTTAAGCCCTAGTTTCTCAGCTGCACCAGATACCCTAGTGATTTCACCAAGGTTAGCTGCGTAAGACGCAAGGGCTTTACCAGCTTGGTAACCTGCAAGACCTATGTTATCAACAAGGACTTTACGTGGTACACCATGGAACAGTAGTCCAACCTCAGGGAAAGATGAGACAGCTGCCAGACCTAAGCCTTGCATTGCAGTAAGAAGAGTCAAATATTTCTGAGCTGTCTTTAAGTAGTAACTGTCTATACGTTTGTAGTTACCTGACTCAGCATTGATAAGATTACGTACATGGAATGCAGCCTCATTAAACTGAGACTTAGCTTCTGCCTGACGTTCAGTATCAGTACCTGCTTTAACCATAAGACCTCTGTATAGGTTACGGAAAGCCTGATCCATCACCTCACCATTACGACCAAGGAACTTCATATGAGTCTGATATCGTGAAGACATACGAGACACTTCCTCAACGTTATTGAAGAAGTCTTGCTCAAGGAACTCATCAAAGAGTGCATTGTCAGATAGTCCAAGTGTACGTGATTCATATTCAGATGGTGAGATACCACCCTCCATCACGTTAAACTCTTTGTTGTCATCTAAGACTGTATCATTGATGATGTTATCAGCTATCTTAGTTGCTTGGGTGTGTGACATACGATACTCTTTTGAAAGTAACTGAATGAACCTAGCCTTGTTAGCATCTATGTACTCACGCTTGAACCCCTTATGTCTGAACATAAAGTCTTGAAGGTTATGGATAAGACTCTTCTTGGCCTTTGCATTAACTTTATTAGTCTCTTCAAATACTCTGTTAAGCATTGCTTCGTACTTGATCAACGAACTTTCTAAGGCTTCCCTGTTCTTAAGATACTTTGGGTCTATCTTATCCCAGTTGATCTTAGACATAGCCTGACGTACACCCATAGTCTTCACACCTTTTCGGTTCTTACGACCTGTGATAGGCGCTAACACTTCTTTGTAGAAAGCATTGATCATATCAGATGCATAAGCTTGCTTAGCTGTGGAGCTACTCAGTGGGTCACTGTCAAACTTCTTATAGTTATCAACTGCTTTACCTGAAAGAGTTTCATGTGAGGCTTGCTTAACCCTCTGGTACTCTGCAAAGTTACTTCCGTGGAAGATACCATGCCTTGTGTAACCAAAGACACTTAATAATCTAGCAGCTTCAGAGTCAACCTCAGCCAGCTTAATCATTGCCCGTGATGCAGAAGACCTGAAGAAGTTCTGGGGGTTCTTTATGAATTCCCAGATATCTTTAGCTCCAAGGAATCCCTCGGGGTTATTATTCCTGTGGGAATTTGCAGCTGATTCCATCATGCTATCGTTAGATGGCTTACGGCTTCCGTCCGAGTTGTATGCAGATGTACTTTTATCTTTACTGGATAAAGCAGCTTGCTCAACACGAACATTTGCAGAAGACTGTAGATCATCAGCCCATTCATCATTAGAACGAACCTTACCCTGCCTCTTAAGTTCTTCTTCTTCGGCATAGTCAAACTTAGTGTTATACCTGTCAGCCTTAGATGGATCTAAATAGTCAGCGGTTGCACTCCAATCACCTACATCAAATGCAGTCTTGGGTACTGACAATGCACCACCCATGATACCTCCAGCAGCTATTGCGTTTATCATACGGTTCTCAACTTCATCGAAGTTCCACTCTTTATCAGAGCCAAGCACAGCAGCTGTGTACTGTGTCATTTCCTGAAGTAGTTCCGTACTACCTTCAAAGACAGCACCTCTTGAGAGCTGACCAGCAACCCTCTTAAATAAAGCACCCTTGACTACTTGATCTTGAGCAAACTTAAAACCATCTTTGGATAGTTTAGCAAGCTCTAGCTTAGCCATTGAAGCTATCTGCTTCTCAGCAGCAGCTTCTGTCATACCTTTGGCGGTAAGGTGCTTTATAAGTTCTGCCTTACCACTGCCAGTGAGGAACTGATTAGGACCTATGATACCTTTCAGGCCTAAGCGATCCGCAACCATCATCAGTGCACCAGCACCAATAGCAAGTGGTAAGTTCTTATCACTTATGTCACCTTCCATTTCATCTAAGACTAAGCCAGTGTACATCATACCTGTTGATGTTGCTCCTAGGGCACCTGCAGTTCCTACAGCAGCAGCTCCTGCACCTAATGCTCCAACCACAGGGGCAGCTGCCATACCTGCAATAGTCATTGTCATATATGGTAGTGAAGACCCGAAGATAGTTGCAAGGTAATCTGTTGATTCATTAAAGGAAGACCAATCAACCTGAGTTATATCTGATTGGAGCATAGGCATCTCTGCCATCTCCCTCTCAGCTGTGGCTACATCAGATGCAAAGTAAGTTGAAGCATCTTCAAACCCAGCTTCATCAGCCATCTTCCACATAACCTGATCAAAACCTTTGCCGATACCCATCCATGAGACATCCCAGCTTGCACTCATTGGAGAGTATGCCATGCCCTCAGGATCAGCCCCATCTATACGAGTACGGATACCCTTGTATAGGTCTGGGTTAGCTGCGTACTCTTGCATGTTAAAAGCCATAACCTTTTCGATAGGTATGCCACCAGAGTGTGCAGTCTCAGCAGAACGAAGTAACTTTGCAGCCTTCTCCCAATCTGATAACTTATCAAAGTTAAGGTCACGCATCTCACGTTGGTAGACACCACCCATATACACATCAGATCCATAGGGATCTGTAGTCTCTTTAGACTTACCCATGTATCCGGGGAGTGCCATACCAGATGCAAGCATCATGTCTGATAAAGCAACACCATCAGGATCATACAGTTCACCAAGTGAACGATCATGAGTGTCAAGCTCGTCACCTGCGGATACCTTTGTAAAACCATGTCTGTTGGCAAGATCCCAGATGTATTGTGTTGCCAGTTCACCACCAACTTCACCATGTTTAAAGCCAGCATCAGAACCTTCTGTTATGATTCTGCCAATCTCACGGGTATCAATGTTACCGACACGAACTCGTTGACCTGTCTTAAGGTTCTTAGCTGTATCGCCATCAATCAAGGCCCAATCGGAATCCCCAAGCCTATAGGAAGGTGCTTGAGATGATCCTTCCTCATCTCCAGTTTTGTAATCTTCAAAAACAGAAGACAAGGCCTCCATCGTATCATCTCTAAGCATATTTTATTCCTTCTTATTGATTGGTGGTATAAGTCCAAGATCTCTGTATACATTTATATTAAGACTCTCATAACTACTATGCTGTCTGCCCGGATCTGTAACAGATGTAAGCCACATGATGAAAGGTGAGGACTTGTTGGAGTCCTTAGCCTGTTTCTTCCAGAAGTCCATGTGGTTCGGGGGTATTGCATTGAAGCTCTTGTTAAGTTGTATGAGGATGTCAGCTTTGGTAGCTTCAGTTTTCATAGAATAAGTGAACTCTTCCTTCTGATCATCTGTAAGATCTGGTGAAGCTTTGACTACATCTATATAACCTTTCTGAACTTGATGAACCTTAGTAAGTTTCTCTGATAGTGTATTCATTGAATCTGAACCAACCACCTTACCTTCTGAATGATAGACAGACTTAGGTACTTGTGTCTTACCTGAGGTTATCATTGCCCGATCTAAGTGTCCCATCAATGAAGCTACTTTAACTTCCTCACCATCAGCAACAGCTGAGGAGTACGACTCCATAGCTCGTCTGAGCATTGGAATACTCTTCTCAAGTCCATCAATGCCATAGGAGTCAGTGTACGAATCAACCATCTGTTGTGACAGACCAGCTTCTTGGAACATCTGAGTAACTTTAGCAACGTTGTTCTCGTCATACATGCCATTACCATCAGCATCCTTAGTCTGAGATCTCAAGTTATTTAATACCTGATCTTGGATCTTATTGACACTGTCTGTTGCATCTAGCTTACGAGTCTGACGATCCTTCTCACCTGTAGCAGCAGGTCTCCATCCTGTCTTGGAGACATCGATAGTGCCTAGCTTTGGGTGGTTCAGGAACTTACCGTTCTTAGATGCGTACACCTTCTGGAACTTACCATACTGATCAACATAGTTAACAGTCTTAGACATATCAATATCATTATTCTCAGCAGACTTAGTAGCAGCTTCAGCTGAAAGGGCATCTGCATCAGCTTGGTTATCCCAACCTTTAATAAGAACACCACCAGCAGCCATACCTGAACCACTAGCGGAGTAACCCATAAGACGAGAACCCATGTAGTATACAAATGCATTCCTGATAGCAGTGTCATCCCATAAGCTACCTAATCCTTTAGCCGCAAGGGACATAGCCTTATTAAGTGTCTCTCCATTAAAGAAACTATTTAGACCCTTATCACCAGTTTTCTTAAGTAATTCAATTGTTTCCTCATCTAAAGATCCAAGCTGTGGCGTTAACTTACTAGGGTCCATTCCTTTAGTCATACTGATAAGAGCAGCAGCCTCTTTGTCTTGTTGTACTTTATTAGATTTATCTATTAGATCTATATCTGTAAGCTTGTTTACAAGAGCATCTTTTCTGTCTAACCAACCTGAAGCTTTTAGTTTCTGTTGAGTAAGTTCTGGATTTCCAGCTACATAGAATTCTTGAATCTTCAAATCAAGTAGAGTTTGAACTTCTGCAAGCTCTTCCTCAACCTCACTCCTGTAATCTGTAAGGTGATCTTTGGTTGGTGTATCATTAATTGCAGATAACTCCGCTTTAGCTTGGTTTATAAGTGAGGCACTTGCACCAGACTCTATTAATACATTGAGCTTCTCTTCAGCTAGACCAACCTCTTTTATTTTAGAGTTAGAATCTATTGCTGTCCTAGACATTATATCAGATTCAACAGACATAGTGCTTGAGGTCCAACCTTCTGGCCTGTTCTCATCAAGCCATACCTGACCATCTTCACCTTCAAACTCACCAACGTTAAGTGATTCACTGTGAAACAGAGCCTCTGCTCCAGCAGCAGGTGCTCCAAGCACAGAACCCAAGCTTATCTTAGGTGTCTTCCAAGGTAACTCCCACTTAGGTGGTGCACCGATACGTGCCTGTGCAGTTGAGCCAGTACCTGCACTAGCATTGTTTAAGCTTGGCACAACCTTACGACCAGTGGATTCAACAACAGGTACTGGTTGTTTACCTCGAGGAATTGATTGACCTTGATTTCCAAGTCTCCAGTTAACCTTACCAGCATTCTTAGTTGTCTGTTCCACCATACCTGCAGCATTAGTAGGTCTTGCACTAGTCCTTGGTATTGCAGGTTTCTCATCTAAAGCAGGTACTGTGGGTGTGTCAGGTTTAAGGTTTTTATTAGCTGCATCTGCTGCCCAACGGGTCAGTTTATTATCGTTAGGTGTGTCAGGTTTTAAATCAGTATTACCACCGAAAGTATTTAACCATCTCTCCAATGCGTTCATTACTTACCTCCAAATCCTTTGACACCCGTTAGCTGATCTACAGCTGACTGAGGTGTGGCATTAGCGCCTTTACCACCAGCAGGTGCTTTATAAGCTGGGTTCTGTGTGGGAAGTCCAATAGCATTTCCATTACCAGAAGTAACAGGTCTTCCAAACTGATCCATTAAGATGTTGTTCTGTGGTTGAGCAGGTATCCCAGCTGGCTCTCTGCCAAAAGGTGCTGCAAAGGCTTGACTGAATTCTTCAGCATGTTGTGGTAATGTGTTGTCAACATAACTGTACGCATTCATTCGACCACTCTCAGGCACATATGTCCTAGGTTCATTTAATAAAGTTTCAATCTCAGCAAACTGTGCTGGACCAGTGTCAAGTGGTTCTTTAGTTACAGTACCAGCAAGAGGGTACATTGGTTTAGGTTTTACTTGCATTTCCACACCCGGACTATAACTGTCGACAGGTATCACCTTGTCTTCAACTAGTTGTTGTTGATGTGGTACAAGATTATCAGTCATATTGGGTAGATCATTTAAGTTTCTAAACTCTTTAAAATAAGCCTGAGCTTCTGGTGTTGCCATTTCATTCTCCGCTTTAGGTACAGTAGTCCCTTGTTCGGGTACTGGAATTTCTTGTGTTTTTATTGATGGTACTTTTTGTTGTGGCATTTCACCAGTGGATAACAGCTCATCCATAAAACCTTGTACAGAATCGAAAGCATCACCAAAGAAGTTTGACTCTGTCGTCTTATCTTTTGCCCTCTGATCATAGATTTCTTTACTACGGTCTTGCATCTGTTGTATAATCTGAGGATCTGCTGATCTCTTTAAAGCCGCAGCTCTCCAATCAAACCTTGGAATAAGACCCCTGTTAACACCATTGAAACCCTTAGCTTTGTTATATTCACTATGGTTAATGTGTTCAGCAGCAGCCTTATCAAACTCTCCATTGTTCACGTGAGTAACCCATTTCTGAGGAGTAACAACACCATCCTTAGTGTTAGTCAAGTCACCACGATAGGCAGAATCAACAAGTGCAAGTTGCACCTGAGGGTGTAGGTTTGCGTAGTTAGGTACAAGCTTCTTAGCCTGATCGGTCTTCTCTGTCATAGCCCTAAGTGGGGAAGCATCAGCTACATAATTACCTGTAAGGCCTACGCCTGTGGTTAAAATACCTGACCCATCTAAATAGAAGTTTGGATTGTAAGCCTCTTCACCAGAAAGATGAGAGAGTAACCCTTGGTATTCTTCTGTAACATCAGTATAAATTTCAGCTGTTTTTAACTTTGCAGCATTGCCCCTTAATGTACCACTCGGATCTAGAATTGGAACCTTACCTGCAGTTTCCATAGTATCAAGTGCTGCTTTATTGGATGCCCAAGTGTCTTTAGTAGCTTTAACTTTATCTTTACCAAACGTGTCATCAAGCCTAGTTTGAAGATCTTTAATTTGTGTAGCAGTTGCCATTGTATACTCCTTACTTTCCTGAGTTAGCTGCTAACATCATTCCACCAAGTACCAGTGGAGCAAACGGACCTGCTGCCAGCGCCATTGGAGCTGCTGCTGCTGCTGCACCTGTACCTGCTGCCACTGTACCTGCTGCTGCTGTAGGAGCTGCAAACGCACCTGCACCTGCGGCTATCTCTGCAGCAGTAGCCCCTGTGGCTGCTAAGGTTGGAGCTGCGGCAGTAACTCCAGTGCCCATACCATTAAGCATTGCAGCGTCAGTGAACACACCTACACTCTCAGTTACAGGTATTGCACTTGGAGCTACTGATGGACCTGTAAGCGCACTCCATGCATCTTTAGCACCTTGCTTACCTAAATCTAATGCGCCCTTAGCAACAGAACCTACTGCGTCTGAACTCATAGCTTTCTGCATAACTGTAGGTGCAATCGTTTCCATAAGTCCGGGTTTATCTTGCATAGCTACGTTAGGTGCTTGAAACCCCTGAATCTGTGGTTGTTGTTGTTGTGTCATCTGAGGGGCAAAGGGATTAAATCCAGCCATTACTTACCTCCAGTTTTATTAGTTGTTTGTTCCTTAGGTGCAATGCCAGAGAACAAACCAATCTGTTGTGCAAGAGCTGTGTATGGTGCATCAGCAAGTGCTTGGTTCTGTGCCTGTTGTGCCTGACCAATCATACCCATTGTCTGTGCACCCTGACCTTGAACACCCAGAGCAGCATTAAGGTTAGCCATTTGATTCTGCTGAGCTTGTTGATCAATACCAGCAAATGAAGCAGCTAGGTTATTCTCAATACCACTCTGATTCAAAGACTGACGAGCGCCACCAAGACCACCACGTTGTCCAGCCATACCTTGAGAAGTCCCTAAAGCACCTTTTGCATCTAATAGGGATTGTGCCCTCATACCTGAGAGATCCACAGGTTGGTTGGCAATGTCCATCATGTTGGTGGCAATACCTGTCTGGTTATTAGCTGCTGCTAATCCAGCTTTCTGTGCATCTAGTCCTGTTTGGGTAAACCCTGCGACTTGACCTAGCTGACCAGAGTCATACATACCCTTGGCATCTGCCATCATACCACTGATCTGTGGCTTGTACTCTTGGGCAAAGCCAGAGGTAGTCGTCTGAGTTGATGGGCCTCCACCACCGCATTGTGCAATATCTTCTTCAGCATGGTAGGTGATATCACCATGAGAAAGTACTTCTCCTGTAGACATGTCAAATGTCATGCCATCATAAATCTTTACTAGTTTAGACATCAAAGGTCTCCTTTAAACTCTTTCTCATTGTTGTGTATCGTTCTTTCCAACCAGCTTTCTCAAGTGGTTTTAGTAGGCCTCTTCGACCTGTAAATTCTAAACAGTCAATCTGAGGGAACTTACTCATCTGTGTAGCAAACTCAGTGGTCCATTCTGTCATCTTATCATTGGTCTTACCGCCAAGAGTTATTATGTGGAGTGACACAAAGTTGTTGTACTGTATTAGTCTTGTAGTTCCAATCGCAACAAACTCACCATCATCAAAGACCTCCCATACATGGAAGTTCTGAGGATCTGATACAGCTCCTTGGATTATCTGTTGTGTAGTCCATTCACCTGAGCTGTGCACTAATGCAGACTCTATGTATGGCTTTAGATCGTTGTACTTTATAAGTATGTCTTCACCCACTACTTGTGTGATTTCAATTGACATGTCTGGTTAGTCCTCTAGTTTGTCTACCCTTGTACAGAGTATTGTGTGGTACGGTATACTGTTCCATCTGCATTATATGTAGTCCCTGCGTATGGTGTGTCAATTGTAATAGTGTTTATCTCAGGCATAACAGAGCCATCTATAGCATGATATAAAGTGTACTTATCATCATCAGTGTAAACACCTGTGGCTACGATAGTAAAGTCTTCAACCTTATTTAAAGTATTACCAAAGTCGTAGGCTTTACCTGACATAGCTCCAGTGCTTTTAACCACACGTAAACTATACACTTCATGGTCTTCACTGAAAATACTAGGTCTGTCTTGTCTTGCATAAACAAAGCGATATACATCTTCACTTTCCTTAGCTGCAGTTAACGGTAGCCCTACATCCACACCTACTTCAGAAACTAACTCTGAGTATTCTAAAGGATGTTTAAACCTATGGTACTCCGAACGTCTTACCTCACCATTAGTTGTAGCAAGTATAGTGCCTACTTCAAAAGTCATAAGTCATACCCCTCTGCTTCTATAGCATCCACAAGATCTGAAGTATTGTAACCTGAAGGTAAAGACACAACTACTTTATTTATGGTAGTGTTCTTGTAACCCTCGTTAACTCCTATAACTTCGTCAACTACAATCACTTTAAGTGTGACTGTAGTACCCTCGGGACTATCCACCTCTTGCATAACTTCATAAGTTGTACTAATCATAATAAGATGCCTTGCTTATAAGAACACTGTTAGCTTCACCCTGATTACGTGCAGCATCACTGAATGGGAAATGTTGTACTGCGCCAACAACTGGATTTCCATTTAAGTATCCTAGCCCAAGAAATGAACCACTAACCTGAGCTTGCCATATATGACCTGCCATATATACAGACCAATTAGATTGAAAAGTATTGTTAGCGGATATACGAAAGGCAGACCTGTAGAAGCACCACCAGATATCGTAACGACTCCATGTGTAGTACGACCAGTTATTAAAACCGCTTTCCTCTCTGCCGAGTTCGTGCTCATTACAAGCAGAAGCTAAAGAAGGACAATAGTAAATTTGATCACTTGCAGTTGTGTTTGCCCCAGTTGTGTACGAGTTTGGTGTAGCATTCACATTAAGATATGGTGCAGTCCCTGACCCTAAAGATCCAGAATTAGGACTTGAAGGGGGCAATGCATTAGCAGCACCAATGATACGTAATGGTTTACGTCTTGAATCAAAAGTAACTTGCCCTGAACTGTTAAATGTTTGCAACCCGTACGTATCACTTACTGTACTGTTTGTCTGATCCATAGTTGAGAATGCATATATAGTAGGGCCAGTTCCATGATTTGAAGACTGTAAGATCCAGACCTTCCAAGTGTTAGTGTCATATTTCCATACACGAATTACACTGGAATACCTAGCACTAGTTCCTGTGTTTGTAGGTTTAATGAAACACATCGGAGGTTTAGTTGAGGATGGTAATGTTATAGAATAAACAAAGACACGTCCGGGGGTTTGATTAGAATCTATTGTGTTAGGTGAATCCCAGTTGTCCTCACCACCTAAATCGCTTAGGTAAGTATGGTTATGGCTAGAAACTGAGCTGTACTTACCAATAAAATGATAACTAAATAAATCAGAATCTATCAATACTTGACCACTATCATTAGTTATTTTTAATCCGTAGGCCATAGGTTATCTCCCAAAGACTTGAAATGTAGTGGCTTGTGTCTGTGTAGAAGACGGTCTTGTTGCAGTAAGAGTTGTACCAGATAGTACGTAAGTGTGTACATATGCCCTGTCAGTATTGTTATCGTCACTCACCATCTGCCGTATGACTACCCTTTCGTTCATAGACGTAACACCAGTGAAGGTTGCATTGCTATTCTGAGGGGCAGTGTAGACACCTATAAGATTCCATGAGACAGACGTTGAGTCATATATAATATTACTTGAGCTGTCTAAAAGCTTTATACCATGTGCCATTACAGAAGACCTATGTTAACTCGTAGAGTCCCACTATTATAAACCTTGATGTTTGTATTACTTATCTCAATTCTACTTGTCCCAGTACCTGTAGTTACCATGTTAGCAGTAATAGCACCTGTAGCTATCTGACTTGCAGTGATAGAGTTAGCTTGTATCCTATCTGCAGCAAGAGTCCCTGATACCACCAAAGAACCATCTATAAGTTCACCAGCGGATACCCAAGTGCTTACGCCACTGCTCAGAGTAAACTTACCTGACAGTGTAGCGTTATCATACTTGATCACACACACAGTACCATAGCCTAACTCTTTTTGATTAGAGTAAGGTCTACCTGTAAAAGATTGAGCTGCAGTTACAACATCAGCAATCCATACGGAGTCATTTAGAGTAGGTGCATTATGGCCTGTCTTAACATATCTAATTAACGTAACACCATTGTCCATTGCTTGTACTGGGTATAGCTCCCAAGGACCCACCTTACCATCAATAGTAAAGCGATCAGCAAGCCAAGTTGTATTTGTTGTTGCACCACCAAGGGTCCAAGTGACACCCTCCACAGGGCTGCTAGGAGTCCCCATGTCTGCACGAAGACCTATGTCTTCAGAACGATACCTTGTCAACGCTGATGGTGTAGATGTTATGTCAAACCATTCGTAGTCTGTGGGGTCTGTTGTTGCAGTTAGGCTCCCCCACCATAGGCCTCTCCAAGCCTTAAGGGATCCATTAGGATTCAATGGGTCAGAACTAAAGTTAGTCACTTGAGATTGAACTGTAGGTGGGTTAGTTGTGACAGCATCTGCATACCTAACATGTAGGACCGATGCGTCTATAGACCATGTGCCACTTGAAAACAACCACAAGTTATTTGTAGTTGCATTGTAGTGTGTGTCACCTTCTGTGAAAGAACCAGCTACTGGGTCTATGCTAGAAAGATAGTTGCTTTCTTTACTAGAAGGCTTACGTTCTAAAGCTTTTAACCTTCTCTGTAATTCTGTTTCACTTATGTTAGCCATATACTACCTCTTACCTTGACCCTTTATACCAAACTGGAGGGTTGTTAACTTAGGGTTATTTGTACCGTTCATTGTAACCCTTAAGTTCATGAACCTTCCCGACTCTCGTACGTTTACCTTATGAGCACTTGCAGGATCAAAGGTTTTATCATTAGAGTTAAAGCTTGTGTTTAGATCAGACTCTGTCATCTTTGTACTAGAACCTACAAGAGAAATCTTAAGTGACCCTTTAGATTCTGGGTACATTGTTGCAATGTCTTTGAATATACTTGTGTTTTCCATAGAGTCTTCAATTCTTGTAAAGAACCCTGAGGTTATTAACACAGTGTTAGATAAAGAGTGTATACCTGATGTACCCTTAGCTGCATAGATTTGTAAAGAACCATTTAACTCTGCTTCCCACATATCTGAAATGTTAGGTAGCGTTCGTATGTGTACCTTCTGGTCACTGTAGTTAAATACAAAAGCCTTGTTACAACCAAAACCTGTAGTCCCTTTCTCTCTGAAACAGAACCACACTTCTTTATCTCTGGTCTGTTGGAATACAAAGGACCTTTCTTTATCTGAAGAGCTTACCAAGTTGAACATAGTTTCTTGGAATAAACCTTTTGCAATGTCTTGTCTTGAAGACTGACCATCGTGAAGATACACACCATAGTTACCTACAACCAAGTGTTGTGAGTCACCTATGTTTGCAAAGCATCTTGTTGAGTACAGGCCATCGTCTTCAAATATAGAATCAAATCGTAGTATAAAGTTATCACCTGTTTCAGATACCCTGACAACAGAGTCAGACTTGTAAGCAATAAAGAACTCACCCAGCTGACCACCATCAAGTATCCTTCCGGGGGTCTGTGTTAAGAATGCATCACCAGCTGTATTTACAGTTGATGCTTGCCACGTTACACCAGCTAAAGAATCTATTGTTGTTATGTGAGAAGACCATGCGAAGTCTACGGGATATGATTCATCATCTGCAAGGCTAGCTGTATTCTTATCATCAAAGAAACTCATAGCTACCAGACGGTTTTTATAAGGTCTCATTATACGAGAGTACTGTGTACCAGCCATAGCTGACCAATTTGGTAGGTCAACTAAGTTACCTGCTGTTGTTGCATCTGCAGATATATATTGTGGATTACCAGTTCCAGGATTACATATTAGTATCCCATTAAACACAAATAATTGTGGTGGGTACTGGTAGTCTATCTCAAAGTTAGCCCCTGAAGTTGCATTGGTTATCTCTGCATGAACAGATGTGCTGGTGTTGTATACAAACACACGACCCTTAGTACCTGTTGAAGACGCTTTGTCTTTTAGTACATAAGCAATGTTTAAGAAAGAAGAACCTGCTGGGGTCCATTGGGTAACAGACATTACTTCACCAGCAGAGTACCCTGATGGAAGTCCTATAGAAGCCACAAAGGCATTTACACCTTGGACAGATCCATCCTTAACTCTAATGTTTAGGCAGTCATTCCAAGCCCCTTGTGGGAGAGCATGTGCAGGTACATCTGTGATTAGACCCACAGCTGAGAAATCAATCTCTGGTGTTATTTGAAATGGCATATTGCCTCCTGTTTATTATGAGTCTCTTAACATGAATGCTGCACCTGTGACTAGACAGGCTATAAGTAATCTTATAAACCACTCATTTGCTCCACTGGATTTAGATACGACTGCTAGCTTAACAGCGTGTGTGTCAATAGCTTCACTATGTTTATTTAAACGTTTATCTTGTATGTTATTGTGAAAGAGAAGACCGTCAATCTTAGTGTCTATCTCTACAAGTTTTATCATAGCTTCTGCCAGCTTATCTAGTTTAGCTTCAAGCCTATCAAATCGTGCATCCATCAAGTCAAACTCCTTGTATTGTAGGTCACTTAAGTTTAATCCCACCTAACTTACCTGATACTAATTTTGTAAGTAAACCACGCATACCAAACTTAACTACGTACACACCAATAACTAAGTATTGATACCAATCAGGCATTGAAGCAAAGGACTCAAATGCCGCTGTAACTTCTGCTTGATAACCTATAAATGATGCTGCAATAGGTACTAGTAGTAGTGCAATCATTACTTCATCGAGCAATGACTTGTCCATCTGTTGCATAGCCACCAGATCTAAATTAAAGTCTTGTGTCTGTCCATCATCAGCCAGCTTGTTAGCTGCCCTAGCACCTGCTGTTTTAACATCAGCATCTGCTTGTATTCCTACAATGGCTGCTGCTGACTTAGCTTTAGCTACTTGGTTCTTACCTTCTAAGTATGTCTTACCAATACTCGCAATGGGGTTTAAGAAACTTAAGAAACTCATAGTTAATCCTTTAGTTCAAAGTGAGGCATGTCTTGCCATGATTTCCACAGGCCACCCCACTTAAGTTCATAGCCCAATTGAGCTGATGCCTGTAGCATTGCTGTAGCTACTAAGGCTAAATGTAGTTTGTCCCATGATGCTTTACCATCAACGTAAGCATACACATCAAGTGCTTTACCTGATTGGTGGTATGACTTACCATTGACTCCGTCTGCTTTTGATACTCCATCTGCAAATAGCTTGGCTTGATCTTCTGTTGTGCGAAGTCCACCAGTAGATGGAATGCCAAAGTCAATGTTAGACAGTTTAATAGCTACCTCTGCTATATCAATAAGACGGTTATCAATTCCCTTCATATTGTTAATACTGTTATTGCTTAGTTTAAAGCTCATGTTATAAGTTACCTTTTATGTAAATTAATAAGCCAACAAATACTCCTAAGAAAAGGACAGTTAATAGTGTTACTAGAAAACCTGTTTCTACATTACTCTTTATCTTTTTGTTTCTTACTATTTGTCTTGCTGCTTCTGCTTTCTGCTTCTTAAAAAACTCATCTCTGAATTGGCAGTACTTGTAGTAGCCCATAATGCCTTGTTTGTTTAGCATCCATTCCAATTCTTTCTCTTGCCTTTCTATCGCTTGCTTTGCTTGGTAAGCTGCTAGTACATCTCCTGTACCCATCTTAGCTTTCTGCTGGATAGATTGACTTGCACCAAAGTAATTAGTTAAAGCTGACCCAGCATCTGCAATCTCTTTACCATTAGAAAGAGTCTGTTTAATAACCGAAAAGGCTGCATTCGCAATGGCTAGTTCAGCTAACATATCCATACCCTCCGTGTGTATTCTTGGGGAATCCCATAAGGCTCCCTAGATGGTTGCACTACGAGGTACTCTGCATTTACTGTGTGAGTTGTTGGTTCAATTAATGGCCTCTGACCTTCAGGTGCAAGGGTAGGAGCTACGTGTATTGGATATAACTCTAATGGGCTAGACCACATCAGATAGACCGCATATCTTTAACACAGAAAGCTGTTGTAGTTTTCTCTGCTTCTACATTGACCACTGCAAGTCCTACCATAGGGCTGACCACAGGCTCATAGCCTCCTATTGTACCTACACGTAATAACTCTTTTCTACAGTTATCTAGTGTGCTGTAGCTGGACATTATCAGGGGTACTTGGGGTTCACCACTGGCTAACATTGTGGCTAATACGATGGCCCACATCACCATTTCACCTTATCTGCCCAGTAAGCTGCTGAAGTTTTACCTTTGGCAATGTTCTTACCATGACGGGCTTTAAATGATTTACGTTTAGCTTTCATAGCATCTGATTCACCTGACTTAGGTGCTCCTGCTGTGGAAGCTCCTTTCTCCCCGAACCTAATCATCCGATCCTTGCCACCCTCTTTGATAAGGACAGCATGGGATTTCGTAGGATGGTTCGGAGTACGCTTAGGCTTGTTGTAGCCAGCAAAGGTTTCACCTCGGTAGGTTATGCTCATTCTACTCTCCTATTCTGGGCTTGCTGCTGCTGCTGCTTCATTACGCTGCGCTGCTGTCTGCACATTAGCTGCTAATACCACAGCATCTTTATCTGCTGGTATCGTTGTAATGTCAGGGTCTGCTGTCATACGAGCCACTTCTATGCCATAAATTTCATCAATAGCAACAGCACATCGGTTGTGTACTGCGTTCTCTGCCCACTCTTGCGGTGATGCGGCAACGTAGGCTAGACCCTTTTCTTGTGCTGCTGTAAGTGTAATTGTAATGTTCATTAGTTTTTCCTTTGTTATCCGATTAAGTGTATTGACAACGCAGAGTGTATATCCGCATGAGCAGTCTTATTCGCCCCGTTCTGAGCGCAGATTATAGATATATAGTCATTTGCAGCACAGGTCATAATTATAGTAGCGGCTTGGTTGTTCCACTGGCCACTTCCAGAAGCGTTTGAGTCATAGGTTTGAGTAAAGGCAACACCATTCAGCATTAAATAGAATCCAGAAGCACCAGCTTCTGACATAGTGTGGAATCCGACATGGTAGGTTCCTGCAACTGGGACTGTAAATCTACCATTGCTAGTATTGTGTGTTATGCCACCCTTGTTCGTGTACTTGGTTACTCCCGTTGTGGCAAAATAGGAGTCACCTACATTAAAGACTAATTGACCGCCACTGCGTCTAATGCTAAGTGCTGGCTGGTTAGGTATGGTGGCTATGCCAGCATTATTAATAGTCATAGCATCAATCCAGCTAATCG